ATCATCATAATACATTGATGTTAATGCTTGAACTCTTTGTATTTCTGCATTAAAAAAAACTGAATTTAAATCTTCTTGCTCTTGTAAGTCTCCATATCTTAATGGATCTATCTGTTTTAATAACATTAACTTTTCAGATAAATCTGAAATATCAGGTGTTGCTTTAGCTACTGCTAAGTTAATTGCTTCTTCTTTAGTATTAATAGAACCTTCTTTAGCTTCAATACTATCAAAAAATTCATCATCTAAAGATTTAATATTCTTTTGTATATTGCTTTGTATACTTAACATATCAATAGCTCTGCTATCATATAAATTTTTAACTGTAATTTTATTAGAATAATTTTTTACTCTATTAAATGTATCTAAAGAATTTTGATCTATATATCCACTAGCAAGATTTTCAAATCTCTTTGGAGCACTATCAATTATTTTATCTCTATATCCAGTAATATCAGCTTTCAAAGAAGCCATATCAGGATTAGGACTATTAAGATATTTGTTATCTAACTCACTAAAGTATTGATTTGTTTTAGTTTTAAAATCTGTTTTCCATTGTTCATCAATTATTTTAATTTGAAACTCTGTATATTTATTAGCTGCTTCTGCAAATGATCCAAATGCTTCACCAAATCCTGAAGCTTGTGATCTTACAACTCCAAATTGATTTGTTACTTTTGTAGATTTACTACCTCTTGTTAATGATTGTCCTCTTTGTATAGCCATATTATCCCCTATACTTTCTATTAAATTCTTTTAATTGTTTTTGTTGTTTTTGAAATGGTGTCATGCCAGGCTGATAATATTGATAATAACCCCATCCTTGTAATGCACTTGAACTTGCACTAGAAAGACTACCCCAAAACACAGATTGTTTTTGTATTTTACTATTAATAATTTGTTGATCGTATTTAGATGTAGCTATATTTCTATTTAATTTTATGTTGGATATATCTTCTTTAGCACTATTAAATACATCTTGTTGTATTGTTAGAAAACTTCTACTGTCATCAAGTATACCTGAAGCTCCAGCTATAGCTCTATTGTTATTAAGAATTATATTCATTGCTTCTGTTCTTTCATTTTCTTCTTGTAATGCTCTTAGCCCTGCATATTTTTTTTCATCTTGGTATCTTGCAATATCATTAGATAAAGCTTTACTAGATTGATAACCTTGTATTACTGCTCCTCCAGCACTAGCTACAGATGAAACTAATAAAGCTGTCTCTACTCCCATTAGTAAACTACCTCTACTGCCATGCCTAAAACTTTAAGTGGTAATGGTTCTGTTTGTGTAATCTTAACAGTAGGTTCTCTATCATATCCCAAAAAATAAAACTCTTTCTTTCCTGTTACTTTAGCAACACTTTGTGTTACATCAAAGTTTACTTGTCTAATAACTAAACTTTTAGCACTACTATCAGAAGCTTGTAAAGCTATATTTAATGTATCTGCTACATCTATAACTGCTCTTGATATTCTTTTAATTTGTCCTGTAAGTGGACCATTCTGTATGTCTTTGTCTATAGGCATAGTTTCTAATATAGGAGTATAATTAAATCCTATATTAACTCCAGTTGCATGAGCTTCATTAAAAGTAACTGTATCACCACTTGTAGTAGTAAATTCTCCTAATGCCATAGTACCATCAACAGCATAAACTACAGTAGATGTCAAGTGTGCTGGTGTATTATGTAGTCTACCTTCTACTATAGTTATAACAGCATCATTAGCTGGACTAGCTGCTAAAGCTTGATTCAATACTAATGTAAATCCAGATGCAGTAGCATTAACTGTTTGTATAATGTACTGTGTACTATTACCAGCTATACTAATAACATCATTAGGATTAGGTGCAGAAGTATATCCATCCACATTTACACTAGATCCTGATTGACTTGCACCATTTACTTTAGGTGCACCTTGTTGACTAAGTGTTGTTGCTCCAGATGAATCTAATGTCAATGAATCATCTTCAGCAAACTTTTCTAATGTATATATAGTAGAACCACCTATTACTCTTGATGCTACACAAAATAAATTCTCATTAACAGCAGTTATACTTGTAAATTTATCACCTGTTCTTGTAGACCATGATGTCCATCCAGCAATCTTTTCAGCTCTAATACTATGAAATAAAGCAAGTGTACCATCTGTATTAGTAAAGAAAGCAAACTGTTCTGGTCTAGTAGAACTACCAGTTATCATTGTCATATCTACTGGATTATCAATAACTTGTGATGCAAGTATAGATATAGATGTAGAAGCATAAGCTGATTCAACATCAGAAAATAAATACTCTCTGATAGATCTACCATTCTTTTGTGCATAAATTGTCGCACCATCAAATATAATAGGCTTTGCTCTATTACAACCATAAGGAGTTTGTCTCATAAAAATAATATTAGAAGGTGTAACAGCTGAAGTATCTGATGATGTAGGTACAAAATACTCACCACCATCAGTAAATAATTGCAAGTTTCTTGAACTGACAAGATGTCGCACTTCATTAATCCTATCACCTGTAACTGTTACATCAATACCTTCTGCTGCTAATCCTGTACCAATATCAAAATTAAAATACCCACCTACTTGTGATGCTATGACTCCAGCTGGTTTATCTCTAATACCAGCAAACCATAATCTATTATCATGAAATGTAACTGCTTGTGGAAATCCATGAACAGAAGATATTAACTGTTCTGCCCAATCTGCGTGTGGTCCATTAGAAACTATATCTTCTAATACAGTAACAGTAAGAACTGTAGCACTTGTATGTCCAGTTACAAAAACTTGTTTGTTATTAACTAATAAATATTGTCCTACATAAGCACTACTAAACGAACTAGCACTAGCTGTTAAAGTTCTTCCAGCACCAGTAGCATGAGCAGACATAGTAACTGTTGTACTTGAAGGTGCATATTTATAAAAAGGTTGTGTAGTTTTATTTGTACTACTTACTGTAACAGTATCATCTTCTTCGAATGCAAATATACTTGCAGCAAAACTTGTTGCACTTGATCTAACTATCTTAACAGTAGGATTATCTCTATGTGCTATAAATACTGTATCACCAAACTGTGCGTAATTTAATTCAAATAGTTTAGCTGTAGTCCAATTACAATTAGAAGTTATGTTTGCTTGTACACTTGCACCATTACTATCAAAAATATCTAATCTATTATTAGACAAAACAAATACAGCCATTTCATCATTAGAAAATATAAATGGAATTACTCTTGATGCACCAGCTAGAGTAGCTTTATAAGTAGTGCCTGGTCAACGCATTAAACCACCTTCATCTAATAAGTACCAATTCTTTAATTGTTTAGCTCCATTAAAATATGCTGAAGCATCAGTACGAGTAACTAATAATGGATTAAGTTCACCACTTGAAAAGTTGGTGTATACAGTTCTAAGCACATTAGCCATTAGAATCCTCTAGTATTATATCTATTTGTAATAAATCTTTTTGTGTTTAGGACTTTGTTTGTTTCTTCTTGACTATCAGTATTCTTAGCAATTCTTATTTGTTGTTCTGCTAATGTACTAAACTGTTGTATCATAGCTGCATCTCTTGCAACTGAACCAGCAAATATAGAAGCTAGTTGATATTCTAATGCTAGTTTAAAGTATGCTGGAAACTCTGATTCATTCTGTCTAAATGTATAGTCAGCTATTAATTTACTATTAGATCCATAAGTATCACAAAAAACTTTATCTCCATACCTGGCATATTCAATAGGTATATCAGAAACAGTAATAGTATTTAATACAAGTAAGTCTGGTAATTGATAAGCAAAACTGTACCTACCAGTAGGTGCATCAGTTAATAAATCTAGTTGTCTTTGATCTGTAGCAAATCTCCATCTATGTCTAGATAGTAGAGATGTAAGCATATTCTCATACATATTAGAAGCAACAAGTGCTTCTGTAGATCCATCATCAAAAGATGAGATAGGTTGTGCACCTATCATAATGATTGCTCTCGCACATATATCTACTTTTGTATCTGCCATTTTGTTTTATAAGAGGGGGAATTACCCCCCTCCCTATGTTTATATATTACGCAAGTTTAGTAGTTGTTACTGTGGTTGCACCTGAAGCTGAACTTACAATAAGTAAGTCAGATTCTGCTGTACCTCCATTAGTAGCACATACTAAAATCATGTCGTTTTGTGAAAATCCTTCAAATGATAGGTTAAAATAACCTGATCCAACAATAGCTGAAGTAGCATCACCATCTGTGTAATACCATAAGTTATTGCTGTCTCCCATTTGAGATACTTTCTTAACAGGGTTTGCTAATGCATATGCCATGATTAAGCCTCTCTACATTTCTGCACTCTTACACCATCACCATCAATAAGAACAGATCCCATTGACATATATGATGTTGTTAAGTGTGCTACTTTTTCAGGTATATAGTTTACTTCAGTTCTTACATCTGAACCTACACCTAATCCTAAAGAAGATTTGTGGAAAGCGATAGTTTTTCTGTCGTTTGAACCATCAGTACTTAGTCCACTAAAACCCATCCACATAAATGTTAGCCATCTTTTAGCTGTCATACCACCTTTGTATGGTAGGTCAGCTTCGCCAACATATTCTGCTCTGGAGAATTGATCTAAACCTAATAGGTCAGACCATTGTTTTGGTCCAACAACCCAATATCTTTGACCATCATCTGGAACATCATTGTTTCCAAAGATCTCAAATACATTTTGAGCTTTTCCTAAGTTCATTCCGTTACCAGTACCAGCAGAGTTATGTGCTAGAGTTGTAGCGTTAGCATCAAAATCATCAGTAATGATTGAATCAGTCTTACGACCTAATGCGTATGCAGCGTTTTGAGCTACTACATTTCTCTCATCAATGTTGACTTTTAGTTCGTCTAATTTGTCCACATAGTCAGCAGCATAAAAATCAGATAATGTTGCAGTTACATTAGAGTGCACAGAGTTCATAGCGACAACTTCAGCGTGTCTTGCTTTAGTTGAAGCAGAACCTTTTGCTACTTTTTGAAACTGAACAGTACTTCCTTTTACACTATTAACATTGCGAACTAGGTTCTTCATCTTTGAACCCATTCTTTGGTAAGCCATATGCACTTCTGCTTCGAACTGCTTTATAAAGGCTTGGTCTATAGTCGCACTCATAATAGTTTCCTTTCGAGTATTGTTAGTTAATAATCAAGTTGTCGTTATAAACTTTGCTAAGTTGTCCGTTAGGGCAAAGCTATGTCTACTTCGGCTTGTTCTTTGAGATATACTATATCTTTGACATTTTTACAAGACCAGAAGCAAGAAAAACATTAACATCACCATAAGTATATGTGCCATCAGTTTCTTTAACATAAGATGCAAAGGTCTTTATATGTCTTTTATTTCTTGAATAAAGGTAAGCTTCTGTAGTAATTAAGGCTGGTTTCAAGTTCTCCATGTCATTTGCAGAGCACCAAGAACTATCACCAACAGGATCTTCCCAATAAAATATATACTTTTTGTATGGGAACTTAGCCATACTTCTTTTGGAACATACCTTGTACTCTAGCTACATAAGCTGGATCTC